CATTTATGCCTCCTACACTTCTGATGGCTTAGAAATATATTCAATGTGGTTATATTGTTCCTTGCCCTCTGTGTAAGATAAAGCAGACACCGTAACTTCGTAGCCTATAGCATCATTATTTACGTATTCAATATCTGATAAATTTGATAATTGTCCTTTAGGAATTACAATTCTTTTCAAATATCCACCATTCATAATCATATCCACCACAACAGCTCTAGGTTCCCTAAAATCTGCAGTTGATTTCACTTTGATTCCAGTTTCGACAGTACCTGTAACATTCTTATCACCATAGACAAACTTCAACACCTCTACATTTAAAGTTTCAAGTAGTTTAAATGTAAAATCATCTGTCTTTTCTGTAGAAATCTTTAATACAGTTTGACCTCCCCATTCTTTAATATCTTCACTATCTAAGTTGTCAGCATTAGTCATTCCATCTTCTGAAACAAATCCAAGCTCCTTAAAAGCAACATCTAATTTAGTATTAGCGTCTTTTGGAAGTTCAGTTCCAATCGGTGCCACCCAAATAGCTCCCTCAACTCTTGGTTTTGCAGCAGAAACATTACTAGAATTAGCCATACAATCCTCCTTTAATCTTTATAATAGATATCATACACAGCTTGATATCTGTATTTTTTCTCTTGTACGTCAGTATAATCGTAATCACTATCAAGCCTTACACTTGATAAATCTTTAAGCTCAATTGCAGATAACATCGCCTTTTTCAAATCATCATTCATAACAGCGCACTCATATTTGCTGTTAGCATAACTTTGAATAGCAAAGCTTGCATTGCTTATTCCATCACGAAAACCTCCGCCAAGTTTTTGAATTAAAAAAAACTGTGCCGGTTCATTTTCTTTATGCTCCAATAACACAGTTTTCTTCATTTTTTCTTCTAAATATTTCTTTATCGTTATTTCAATCATTTTAAAGCCTTTAACAAAGTATTATTCTTGATATTCTCTTGCCTTGCTTTAGAACTACTAGCATATACACTTACAAATGCTCTTGTTTTCTCATCTACAACATCGGATGCATAACCATCACCACAACGATTTTTGACAACCGCTGCCCTTTCTTCAAGAACATTTTTCATCTCATCAGAATGAAGTAATTGAGATACTCCTTTTTTATTTAATCTAAAACGAAACTTATTCAATACGCTCCACCTTAACCTTTTTATTCCATTGAAGTGGAATCATATCCTCAATTCCCTGAGTAGGACTTCCCACAGTCTTGAATCTATCATCGAAAAACTCAACAATAGCATTCTCCCAATTGTGAGAATCCCCTTTTGGAATACCAAGAATATATGAAATTCGTCTACCAGTTAAATTCAATTCATTTACTAACTCATCACTATTTAATGGAGCCACAAGAACATTATCAACAATAGTTGTCACCTCAGTTACAACATCTGCTCCAAAAGGATCAGTCCCAGTCTTCACCAGATTCACCAAAGTAACTGGTATTCCTTTCAGTTTCATAAAAATCTATCACCCCATATCTCTGACGTTTCAATCCTAACCTTTGAAGCTCACTATTTTTTATGAAAATACCTCCACCAGGTGTAAGATAAGTACCACTGACAGTGTATCCAAGTGCAGACTGAGAAAACTGACTCAAAGGTTCACCTTCAGTAGCAGTCATCATAGTCCTTGACACAATATCAGTAACAACTGATTTTAAAACGCTTAGATATACTTCATTTTCGGCTTTCTTATCCAAATCGATTTGCATTTTTTCTGCCTCTAACCTTAGCATATCACTCACTGTTTTTAAAAGAGCCTTGCACCTATCCATTTCTTCATCTTGCAGAGGTCTCCATAAAAGCATTACATCTTCTACAGTTGCAAATTCTTTCATAATATTACCCTTGAAGTAATTTTAATAACTCATCTTTTGTCATCTTAGAGTCGTATTCAATCTTAAGTGCATCTAGCTCCTGCATGATATCTTTTTTTGTAATCGTCGATTTATCATCTTGATTTTCTGTTTGGTTTTCTGTTTGGTCAGATTTTGTTTCAATCACTTCTTCATTCTTTTCTTCAGTGATTTCTTTTCCTTTTTCTACCCAAAATCCTCCCATAGCAACAGAAGAGGAGCTTAACACTCCTCCTGTTTTAGTATTAATTAATATCATTATTCAGCAGCCTCAATTCTAGAAAATGCAGAAGCATCTAAGATTCCCCATCCTAAATAAGTTTCAGCTCTTAAATAAACTTGGTTGTATCCTTTTAAGTCACGACCTGAGTTATCTGGATCACCATATTGAATAACTTCAAGTGGAATTTGTTTTGCATAACCCCATTTAAATGATCCAGCAAAGTCTCCTAGGATTGCAACATCTTTTGATGGTTTAGCATTAACAGTTTTATTAATGTCAATTTTTAATCCATTCAAGTTGCCAGGATTTGCTCCGAAACGCAATTCAGGATATTGTCTAACACCATTTACTTTTATTTTTGATAATGCAGTAGTTACTTGTGGTGCAACAATCATTGCTGACACATCAGCTTCACTACCTTGAACTAGCCCAATAGCAGTTTCGATATTATCCTCAACATTCGCCTCATCGTATACAACTTTTTGGCTTACTGCTGCGTCAAAGTGATTTGCCCCAATAACAGTAGAAGCTTGACCAGTTCTAGGATTAATACCATGCATAGCCATTAAATCCAAACCCTTAGCAAGTTTTTTTGCGAATCCATCATTAAATGCCTTTAATATATTGATTCTTTCTTCTTCTGATGCATACATGAACTCGTCTGTAATTCTAGCACCGTATTCAACTTTAATTGGAACAATCTTTATAGAATCTAAAGATATACCACCGTGTGATTTCTTTCCATTTTCAGCTACAACATCAATCTCATTATCCATGGTGAAAGTAAATTCTTTCAATCCATTAAATGGAATTGGAGTTTGACCTGAAACTTGTGCAATTGACGATTTTCCCTTAACCTTATTGATTAAATCTTTTACTAATTGTGGTTGGAATAATTCTCCTCTTTGTAATTCTGTTTTTCCCATTTTACTCTCCTTGTAAATCTAAATTTCTAACTAAATTCCTGTAAGCCGAATCCTCATCATCGATTATAGGTTCCACACTTGCAAGTGGCGCTACAGGTTCATTTCTTACTAGCATATTTGATAAATTTTTTGCATCTTCCATCAAATCCTCTTCTGTATCTCCTACAAGTCTACCGGCCAACTCGTAAGGAATGCCGTTTTTTAAGGCTATGTCTGTTTTTAAATTCTTTAGTTCGTAAGAATTAATCTTTCCTTGTAATTCTTCAATCCTTGAGTTGAACTCATCAGAATTTAATTTGTTTTTTTCTAATACAGACTTAGTATCTGATAATTCATGCTTTAGTGACTCATTTTCTTTTTTTAAATCATCGTAGTCACTATAATCTTTCAAAATGCTTTCTTTTTGTCTGTTGAGTCTTTCTGCAATTGCAGAATTAAACTCTTCTTGAGTTGTAATAGGTTTAAATTCTCCCATTATCCAATTCTCCTTTCTCGATTTAGCCTCTCTTACGAGGAAATTTGTATTAAAAAATAGTCTACAATAGTAGACTACTAACACCAAACTTTTTGTTTTTTCTTTTCTATTTTTTCACTACATATCCAATGTGCCAATATACAGGCATCCATTAAGGAAATATCATTTTCTTCAAACTGCGACTTATACCCAAATCCACCATGACTACCAATATTTCTCTTCAAACAATTAGTCACAACATCAGTTAAACTAGCTTGATCCTTGTGCAATATTGTTTTTGTAAATATTGCTTGCTCCCATTTTGAGTTTGCAACAATAATCTCTGAGACCGTAGGCAAAATAGGTTTAATAAGCTTGAAACTATCCATTTCCTTTTTCAAAATCTCTTGACCACTAGCACCATCTATGACTACATTTTCATAATCAATTTGTCTTAAAAAATTAATAATCCAACCATTGCCAATACGAATGCTCCTACAATCAATAGCTTCAACGAAGATTTTACCCGACAATGTCTTTATAGCAATAGCCATAGCTACATTTTTGCCATCATTACCATACTTAATCCCGACATTAATCTTACCAGTAAGAGCAGGTAAACTTGGAGCCATAACAGAATCCCAGTCTTTTTGAGTAATTGCTGATTTTTGGTTATATCTAATCCATAAACCTAAACGCTGAATATTAAAGTCTAAATCATCCGTACCAATCTCATCCTCAATACTTCTTTCAGTAAATATCGTACCAAGAGATGGATTTGTCTTATACCAAAGCTCTACGTCGTTAACATCTGATTCTTCATTAATTCCCCACTCAGCCCAGCCTGTGTTTTTACTACCACCATCGATAGCATTGTTTCTCATATTTAAAAAAACAGTACCGGCTGATACTGTAGTTGGTGGTGTTCCTATAAACACCGTCTGTGGATTTTTACTAGAAGTAACCACGTATTTAAGAGCAGATTGTTGGTCATCGGTGTATTCTTGAGCCTCATCAATAACAAGTAGATCATATCCTTCACCAAGACCACCTGTTGATGTTCTTGTTCTAAACTTTAAAACACCGCCGTCAACAAATCTTATCTCTTCATTTCCTTTAGCTTTTAAAGTTGTAAAATTTTCATCATTGACATAACCCATAGACCA